TTATTTAATCAATGCTGCTGCATCTTCTGCAATCTGTTCGGGTGTAAGGTGGTTTTCTTTGAGGACATCGGCAGGATTATATCTGTCAAGGAATTCCTTTTTAAGACCGAAATTGATAACCTTAACATCTGACGGACCGTAGAAACGGGCAATCTTCTCACCAAAACCACCGTCAAGCACTCCGTCTTCAAGTGTCACAACAACATCATGGTCTTTCTTGAGGCTTTCAAGAAGTTCTGTGTCAACGCCTGTAATGTAGTAAGGATTGATAAGAGTAGGCGCTGTGCCTGTTTTTTCTTCAATAAGCTTTGCCGCCTGTTCGCCCATTCCATAGAATGAACCGAGTGCGATTACGGCAATCTTACCGCCATGCTGAGCAACTTCATATTTATTAAGTTCTGCAAAATTCTTTGTGCAAGGCTTGCCTGTTGAAACAAGTTCTGCAACGGGAACACGAATTGCAACAGGGTAATCTGTCTGCTCAATGCTCCAGTCAAGAACTGCAAGGTAATCTTCTTTGGTTGTAGGAGCTATATAAACAAGGTTAGGAATGTTTGAAATCATGGGAATATCAAAAATTCCGAGATGTGTAACATCTGTCATACCGTTTACCGACGCAGTCTGAACAAGGATTGTTGCAGGGTTTGAGTCAATGCACAAGTCCTGTGAAAGCTGATCGTAGGTTCTCTGAATAAATGAGCTGTAAACATTGAATACGGGCTTGCCACCGTTCTTTGCAATAGCAGACGCCATTGCAACAGCTGTCTGTTCTGCGATGCCTACATCAAGAAACTGTCTGCCGAATGCTTTTCTCTCATCAGGAGTAAAGCCGTAAAGTGCGGGAGTGCCGGCTGTAATCGCCACAACTGACTTATCAGACTTCATCTTATTTCTAAGATAATCTGTTGTAATTGAGCTGTAGTCCTCCTCATCAGGAAAAATAACAGTAGTTTTGCCTGTTTTAATATCAAACGGCATACACCAATGCCAGCTTTCTTTGTCAGTTTCAGCAGGCTTATAACCTTTACCTTTAAGAGTGTTAATATGAACAACAACAGGATGATCAATGTCTTTTACAGACTTAAAAGCCTTGATAAGCTCTTCAATATTGTTGCCGTCCTTGACATATACATAATCAAGCCCCATTGACTTGAAAAGATTACATTCAGCCTTGCCGTCTGTGTCACGAAGAAGTTTGAGATTTTTATAAAGTCCACCGTGATTTTCTGCAATTGACATTTGGTTATCATTTGCTATAATAATCAGGTTTGAATCCATTTCACCGGCAACATTAAAACCTTCAAGAGCCTCACCGCCGCTGATTGAGCCGTCACCGATGAGTGCAATAACATTACCATTGCCGTTTGTTACATCTCTGCCCCTTGCAAGTCCGCAGGCAAGGCTGACAGAGGTTGATGTATGACCGACAGTAAACATATCGTGTTCGCTCTCTATGGGGCTTGTATAGCCTGTTACATCATCGTAATGCTCCTGCACAATATATGCCTCTTTTCTGCCTGTGAGGATTTTATGCGGATATGACTGGTGTGAAACATCAAACACAAACTTGTCCTGTGGTGAATCAAATACATAATGAAGGGCAATTGTAGCCTCTACAATACCGAAATTCGGGCCGAAGTGACCGCCGTGAACACTTGCACGGTGAAGTAAAGCGTCACGCATCTCCGATGCAAGAGCGTTAAGTTCATCAATACTGAGTTTCTTAACATCCTGCGGTCCGTTTATTTTTTCAATATACATCGTAATCAAAGCTCCTTATCATATAAATTTTAAATATAAATCAGAGATATTTCTCTTTAGCTATATTATATAACCTCAAGCTAACTTTAGGTCAAGAGTATTTTTAAAAAATTTATCTTTTGCATTCTTTTTTATGTATATCGTTACAACGCAATAGCATAACCCTCGACAGGTAACTATAATTGAAACAGGCACTTACATAATTGCAAGTGCCTGTTTCATGGCTGAGCCGGCGGGATTCGAACCCACGGGTGACGGAGTCAAAGTCCGTTGCCTTACCGCTTGGCGACGGCTCAGTATATATTCTACTTTTATTGATTGTTAAAAAAACAAGCCGCCAAAGAATTTCTTCAGCGGCTGTTGGTGACCCATCGGAGATTCGAACTCCGGACACCTTGATTAAAAGTCAAGTGCTCTGCCAACTGAGCTAATGAGTCAAATGGGGTGGAATGCCGGATTCGAACCGGCGGTCTCCAGTGCCACAAACTGGCGCGTTAACCAACTACGCTAATCCCACCATAAGTGGCGCGCCAAAAGGGACTCGAACCCCTGACCTACTGCTTAGAAGGCAGTTAGTCGAAGTGCCTACTTTTGGCTTAAACACTGCATTTTTTGAATTCAAAATTTGAATTTGACAACAGTTTGACAACAGTTGTGACTTTAAAAATGTTGTCTGTTCTCAACTCAACAGTGACTATTATAACGGATGAAACGAATAAAGTCAAGAGTTTTTGAAAAAATTTATGGTAAATTTTTATGTAATTTCAAATTTTTCTTTCAAGTAAAATAAATTCTCGACCTTCGTTCGTTTCAATCCATTTCTCAAGGGAACTTTCTCTAACAACATACCTGTTTCCCACCTTAATCGAAGGAAAGCCTTTTTGTCTAACCATTTTATACGCAGTGTTTTTACTGACACCAAAAATTTCCATAATATCCTTTGGAGTAAGCATTGGTTTCATATGAACACCTACCTAACTAATATTGAATTGTTATTATCTTTATTTACTTTTCAATCAATTTCAATACGCTTTTTAGCGTTGCTTTCTTGCCGTTCAACTTAAATTCATACCCATTTTTGTTCATGCTTTTAAGCTGGTTTTCCGTTGGCAAACAACTTGTATCACTACACATAAATTTACCTTGTCCGTCTTTATAAACCTCAAACAACATTCAATCCGTTCCTTTCTCTATCCTCTTTAACAGCATCCATCTTGTCCTCTCGGTCAATGTAATCCACAATTAGTTGTATGACTTTATCGTACCCCTTTTGGTTGCCTTTGATAATTTCATATGGGATATTCTTTTCAATTAGCATTGATTCAATTCGTGTACCTATATTATTTGCTTCAGCTTCGGTTTGCAATCTGCCATTTGGATTATATTTTTTAACAGGCTTAACAAAGAAATTTAAGCTATCAAAGAGAGCACTAAATGCTTCGGCTGTGTCATTTACACACTTTTCAATGGATTTTGAGGGGTAAAAACCACACTTTTCAAATGAGTTATAAATTTCGGTCAACAGGATTGGTGAGTCAGTTACAATTACTCTAACCTGATTTCTCAGTCTCCAAAATCTTTGTGAGTGTAAACCCAATATGTATAGCTGATTCGTCAAAGCGTCATCGTTATGTTCCCATACCATATCTTTAACGGTTTCAGTTACAAGTTCCGTGTCAACACCCCTCAGTTTTAACTGACTAAATATATAAGCAGCTCCTGTGGATTTACCACAGGAAGGCTGACCATAAAGATTAACTACAATCGTTTGCTTATTCATTCAATTCTCCCGACCTTTCCCATTCGATAACTTTCCACAAGTTAGCAATTTCTGCAATGCTTACTTCTTTATTGTCAATTTCTACAATTGTATTTCTTTGACCACAATCTGTCTCCCAAACCCAATATGATACCCAAGTGTCACCGTATTCATCAGGCTTAAGGTCTAAACCTTTTTCGAGACAGTCAATAAGTTCATCTTCCATAGTTACGCCATGATATGCAAATGGCGACACATACTCTAAAACCAAATCACTATACTCGTCACCAAGATTCAAAATCTTATCTTCAAGTTCATGGATTCTTTGAATTTTGGCAAGATATCTTTCAAAATCATTATATGTAATCACAGTTATTCCTCCTTACTGCTTGCCTGTTGAGCCAAAGCCTCCACGGCTTTTTGTGTCAAGACATTCTACTTCTGTAAACTCAAAATCAGGCTGTTTCTGTGTAATGCGAAACTGACAAATTCTATCGTTCTTATGTATGGTTGTATCTCTCATTGCAATTACGGGCATACCCCATTGGTCGTTATCACCCGAATAGGAATTATCAATTACTCCCATATGATTTGTCTGAATAATGCCATAATTTTTGTAAGTGCTGCTTCTTGGCACAATATGAGCCTCATAGCCGAACGGCAACTTCATTCCTACTCCGAGTGGAATAATAGCAAACTCACCCTTTTTGAGTGTAATATCAATAGCCGACCTTAAGTCAACCCAATCTCCGTTTGGGATTTGCTTAATCTTTTCGATGTCTGTAAAGTATTTAATTTTAATTTCCATATTTATTCTCCTTAATTATTTTTTATCACTCATTACTTGACCAATTGCTGAAAGTAAAGTTGCTACCGCAGTCACAATAGCAAAACTCCATGCAATAATAAAGCATCCATCAGGTACTATAATTCCATTTGCGTTGAGTAAATAAAGCGATATAAGAAAAATACCATTCCCATATATTTGTCATCCTTTCTATGTTAATCAATCACATCCACATAGTTATACAAAATGTGCTTTTGCTTTTCTGAATCCGCACCAAATATAGCATCAAGGTGATAATGTCCCGTATACCAATGTTCATAATCCAACTTGTCATCAATGTGCTGTAGGTAGTCGGTTAAAGTGTCCGGACTGTACCCCATATTGATACAAGTGGCGATAAATCCGGTTGGAGCGCAGTGCGTAATTACACAATCTACCTTCCAGTTATACTTATCAAGATTTGCCAACCCTTCCTGCATTTCAGCGTAATTGGGTAGTTCTTCTTCCCACCAGTCAACATTCTTTGTGCGATACTGTATATCGTGGCTCGATGCACCGCCCATTGTAAAAAATGTTTTACCGTTAATTTCAAACACTTGTCCACGCATTAGATGATAAATATTATCTTCAATCTGATGCACCTTTCCACCCCACTTTTTAGTTATAGGGTAACGATTCAGCAAGGGGAATTTTTCGTGGTTTCCATCTACAAACAAGGTTGTCCACGGTTTGTTATTAAGCCAATCTCGCCAATACATTTCAGAATTTCCATTATTCCACACTAAGCCAAAGTCACCACAAATAATTAGGTAATCATCTCGTGTTAGATTGTTACCCATTGGAAATCGTTTAGAACTCAGTTTGTGTATGTCATATTCACCATGTAAATCTCCAGTAATGTAAAGCATCGAACACTCCTTTAGTTATCAATACTCATTGCATATCCAGTCATAGGAGCTGACAAAAAGTATGATACGAACTGTCTCATAACTGTTTCTAATTCATCAACCAACACCCCATCATAATGTCTGCCTCTGCACTTATCACATAAGATATCACCTACTGAAATTGGGGTGGGAATTTCGATTTTGTGGTTATTCGCAATTTTTTGTACATATTTCTTTAGTACATTGTTATGTACAAGAATTGGCTGGTTTGTTTCAGCACTTTTTAAAATCAACTGATATGTCTTTCCTGTTCCTCTTGGCATAATAAATCTTTCCATTTGTTTGCTCTCCTTTTAAATCCTAAATTTTATTCTTTCCAAAGTTTTGGCTTACCATTTTCGTCAACGAGTAAAGTTATAGATTTGTGATTAGCAACGGCGTACATAACTTTAGTTTCTTTATCATAGATAATTTTGGCACCAGCCGTTGTATCTCGTCCTGCGTATTCAAACATATCAGTGGGTGGGGCTGACAACTTGTCAGATGCACAACCGCTACATAATACCGAAATCATAACAATAGTCACAACACAAGCAAGTATTCTTTTCTTCATTCTTCCACCTTTATATATGTTTCCTCGAAGATATCCTGTCTACAAGCATAAATCTCACCTCTTACACCCTGAACTATGTAGCTATTAAAACTGCATTTCATTTCACCTTCAAGCGTATGGATATATAAATCTCATTCATCTTTATAATAAAGCAAGCCATCTTCATACGCTTTAATCGCCCATTCAGGAATACAATATTCCTCATTTTCAATAAAATCGCCTTTATACTGAAAGGCTTCAATCGGTATTGCTTTTTTAATGTATTTCATAAATTTTCCTCCTTCGTTTATTTGAAAATTAAACTACATAACATTACGATTGCAGACAATAATGCAATTACCGCTGTACAGTCATAAATGTTTTGCAGTTTTGTTATATTGGTGTTTGGATTTTTTCTTGCATATCTACATAACATTGCATTAAAACCTATACCAAATATGCAGATAAATTCACAAACTGTGTATAACCAATTGTTTCTCATAATTCCTCCTTAGTTAATCCACTTAACAATTGTGTCCCCTTTATACCCTTTTTGCCATATATACCAAGCGTAGGCTACTGCACTACCACCATCTGCTCGCATTTTATCAAATTCTCCATTTTTGGCACACAAAAGTCTTGAACTCGATACATAAATTGTTTGTGGCGGATTGCTGTCAAATAATTTTCTTCGTTTTTTACCCTCAAGAAATTGCAGTTTAAGAAACATTGCCACTTTATTGCCTTCTGTAACTGTATCTAACGCTTTTTCTACAAATTCATAAGCATATTTATAAGGTGGGTTTGTAATAATACTACCGTTCCACGAATTAGATTTTGACTCTGCTAAAAAATCGAATGTTTCAGACATTCCTCCGTCACGGTAAATCAAATCTGTTGACTTAACATTGTAACCGTGAGCCTCAAATACTTTAGACAAATGACATTCTCCACAAGCACATTCCCAAATATTAGGAGCGAAATCTTCTACTTCAAGTAGAAGTTCAGCAGCTTTAGGTTCTGTGGCATAATAATCATTTGTTTCCCTCTCTTTAAGAGAGTGGTTAGAAGCTCCTAAAACGGAATGAACACTTTTACTATTCCCTGTCCAATCTTTCAAATAATTCCTCCTATATTAATAATGTATTGGGGGACAAATTACTATTAAGTAGGATATATTTACCCCCACAATTTATCACTTCTTCTGTAGTTTTCTTCCACAGCTAAATTTCTCAGGGCAATATCCAAGTTCCTCACACTTAGGCATCATAGTCATCTCAATCAGGGTTATCCATTCCTCTGAATATTTGCTTAACTGTTTAAGATATTCATAAAAAAGTTCCCTATACTCCCAATAGGCACGGGAGCACATTCTCTGTCTTGACATATCTATAATATTTCTCGCATTACGCTTGTCTACAATTTTAGTTGTCATACCGAGGGGTAACAACATAGCTGCATCCTCACGAGCCACACCACTATCTTCAAGGTTACATAAAGTCTGTTGGATTGTATTAACAGCATTTACAAACAAAGCCTGCTGTTCTTCGGTCTTTATCGACTTTGGCATAATGTAATCAAAATCGTTATACTTTATGTATCGTGTACTGCTCTGAAGTCGTGTAGGACTGCCACCAATGTGTGTGTACCATTCTCTAATCACTCTGGCAGAATATCCTTCAATAATTGATTCAACATTAACAAACTCAAATGCTCTACCGTGATTAGATTTAATACATTCAAGACCACGCTTGTAGTTTTTATCTTTATCTGTAATATCTCTACCCTGACATACACCGGCTCTTCTACCTATAAGAGAGATTGGATCAATGGTTGTTTCTGGTAAGATTGTGATTTTACCCATTTAGTTTTCCTTTCTATGTATTTTTTTTATCAAAACAAATTGCATCCTTGTTCTATAAATTCAATATTTTTTTGTCTATACTCTTCGATAGTTATACCAAATTGTTTGCAAAAACATTTAGCACATAAAACTTCTCTATTGTCTGGTTTATTTTCAAATCGACCACATAACTTATAAAACATGGCAATTTGGTTTTCCTTCATTGCACAACCACAATTTCCACAAATTCTATTAAAATATTTTTTAGCCATATCTTCTGAGAGTCCTTTAAGTTCGGCATACCATCTCACATTTTCTTTGGTCGGCTGCCTTTTTAGAAAATCATTGTTTTTACATACAGGTCTTTTCCAAGCTCCATCTACCCACTCTTGTTTGGTATACCCTAATCTTTTAGCTGTGGTTATATCATACTGTTGCTGTGTAGCCTTAACAAACCATTCATATTGATGTGGCTGATGTATTTTTATTAATTCATCTTCATAGTTTGAAGAATAAGGACAGATTACACATCCAACTCTACTTGCACCATTTAAGTATCTCTGGTTAATTGGTAGATTTTTCATCATTAGTAGAAGCCACACATCTACATTTTGTAAATCTATAATCGGAGCTAATTTAATCCATTTTTTTGGAAAACACGAAAATCCAAATAAAGATTTATCAAAATCATAATCCATAAAAAATTCATATTTTGCTCGTTTAGTGCTTTCAAACTTTCTAACACCTAATACCTGTGCAATTTCTGCTTCTTTGTCAAATACCTTTTGTGCTTGTCCTTCTTTGTACACGGAACAACAGGATCGTCTAAATACTGAAGGCAGCATGTAATTCTTATCTTGTATCCATTGTCTCCATCCCGTCTTGGGATTTGCAATTCTAATATTGGGAATTTGTTTAATTCTTTTATATACATCTGCTGTTTCGTTTGAAGTATTGAAAAATACAAATTCATAATCAGGTGTAAAACCAATAATATCTAACATATCATTCCAAATAGCCATTGTGAGTTCACTATCTTTACCACCTGAATGATTTATCTTATATATCTTTTGAGGATTGTTTTTTACATAATCAGATAGTCTATCTACGCATTTATTATATAAATTATTTACTCGTTCTTTTTCGCGCTCTAATGTATCTTTCAGCGATACAGGGGTGTAGTTTTTAAATAAAGACCTGTTGTCTTTTAATACAGAAAATTTTCCTCCATTTTCAACTTTAAATTTCAGTAAATATTGTGAAGAATATAAATCTACCCAAACAGTTTTTGTATCACCACCATATATCCAACACGCATCTGGAAGAGGTGCAATTTGAGATAATCGTGATTCGATAAACTTTTTTTCTTCGGCAAAAATTGGCTTTGCTTTATATCTGTTAGTTGCTATCTCTATTGATTGTTTTATTTTACTCATTACATCATCCTCTCTATATTTGATAAGTTGGAAATAATAATCGTGTTTGTGTCTTTATTATGTATAACTTTGGCATCGGTGTCTAAATGCAAGATTAGAGATTTGCTTTTTACTCTATAAGGATGAAGAATAATCTGTGTAACAGTATCGGCAAATAACTTAAAACGAGAACTTTTGTGTTCGATAACCGATAAATCAATCGCCTTAGTTTCAATATAAACTTCATTACACCAAATTAACCCATTATCAATATCAATATTGTTTGCCATAAAGGTGCTTAACTGCGACAACTCAAAATCTACCGTTAAGCCGTTTTCCCCAATAACCGTTATGTATGGTTTAAATTTAAACATTTTCAACCTCCTTAAAGGATATTCTGTCTGCCAGCATTCTACTTTCAAGAAGCCTCTTGTAAGTACACATTGCTTCAAGTGTTTTTGAATAGTTTGCCCTTGAGAGCCTTGGGACAAACGAAAGTTGTCCGTTGTCCCATTTATTAAGGAACACCCTCAGTTTACTAATCCTATCTACGACTTCATTGTACTCGGATAAAAGTCTGGTTTTATAGTCGTTCATTTTCATCTCACCCCTCAATTGTCTTTATTTCAAGCGTTGCTTCGTTAGCAAACTCAATGTAAATATAATGAGCTCTATATTCTAAGTAGCTAACTAATTGTGTTAGTGGCGTTTCGTTGGTAATCAATGCCGATATAATAGTCTTAATTGCTTGGTCAAATTCATTCTCTGATATTGTCAGTGATATGCCGGCGTTAGGGTTGTCCTGTACAAAACTAAGCAAGGACTCATAATCAATGTTCTTATGCAAAACTAAGCTCCTCCTTTGACTTATACTTCTCTTTATATGAACCGTGTCTATTTGTGTGTTCAGCAAGCATTTCCCATTTACTATCTTCTACCAATTCGTCAATGAGTATCTCATCATAAACGCTCTTAAAATCGTTTGTAATTGACGAATCTTTATAGATGGTGATTGTGCCTGTTCTAAAGGAAATACGGTCATAGGTTAAATATGACGAAGTATTTAAGTATGTATCGCTCATAATTGCCTGTTCGAGAATCGAAACAGCAATTTCGTCAAAATTTCTGTTATCTTTAAGGACAATAAGGTAGTTATAATTTTCGTTACTGCAACGCTCAATTGCTCTTGTAAGAGTTCTATCAGTTAAATAGTAAATCATATATATCTCCTATCTTTTATCATCATACGAGCCACTCTTTTGTGACAATGCGGACAATTTGTTATATATGCTAAGTCACCTGAAGTTGCTATCAGTTTGTAGTCATCCTTATCTGCGTCAAAAACGCACTTACATCTAAGACAATTAAATCTAATTACTGGTGATTTAAGATCGCCTTCTTTGAGAACTTGAATCATTTAATACTCCTTGCCATTATTATCATTGTCATACTCCTTCTGTGTCATATATCTCCTATATGTTACAATGATTCTTCATAGCTCACATTAGTTTTACAACAAGGACAATTTGCCGAAAAAATAAATGTATTATATGATGTAAAACATTGTTTATAGCTTTCTCTGTCGGCTTCAAATACACACCCGCAATTGCGACAAACAAATCTAAATACAGGTTCTTTTAAATTACCTTGTCTAATAATTTGAATCATTTCATTCGCTCCTGTTTGCAAATTCAACTACCACACTAAACAGTTCACGCACACAATAGCGATTGTAAACATCTTCATTTGTTGTATAAAAATAATCTTCTCGGTATTTGCGAATAACATCTTCTACATTGTTTCTTTGTATACCTGTTGCTTGTAAAAGCTTTCTAAGTCTCTTGTGTGTCATTACGACCTTTCCTTTCGTTGCATTTGCAACATATTAAAATCTTTCTTTTATTAATTCAGTTTGCACGATAAAGATTCAACCTCTTCGCTACACCACGGACAATAAATAAATTCTTTGTAGATTGTTTTGTTATGCCCTTCTTCATCACAACTATGTACATCAAGTAATGTATATTCAAAAGCACAACCACAATGGTCACAAACTATTGCCTGTGCAAGAAGAGGATGCCTCTTCATAGTGGGGCTTCCCTCGCTGATAATTCTCAACTTAATCCTCCTTTTTCCTAACAATAAGCTTCCATTTTAGACTTACACCAAGGACATATAACATACTCATAAACATCAATCGCACAAGATATAAGATGTGTGTCGTTCACATTAAAACGAAATTGACAATGACATCTCGAACATTCTTTTTTGTACATTGTTTCAATTACTTGCAGTTCAGGTTTGCCTTGCCTAATAATTTCCATAGGTACACTCCTTTATTACATTGTGTTTTATATCGCTCTCAGTCCAATCATATTCTTGAATGTCGTAATACGCCTCAGCATACTCACAAGAACAGAAGATATTGTCGTATTTATCTCGAAAATATGTATAGTCATATCTTAATTTGTTACCACACTGATGACAGACTGCCATAACTGGTGAATTGAGAGCATGAGAACAAGTGGGTTTGCAAGGCAAGTTTTTGCACATGTTGCACATCTAATTCTCCTCAAAATCAAAGATTCCATAAATTTCTGTGTTACACCAAGGACAAACAATCCATTCCTCCCAGCCCTCCCAGTCGTGACTTGTGCTTGTGGAATAATGTGTGTCATAATCGCAATATTGAAATATACATCCACATTCTGAACAGGATGTTGTATTTGGTTTTGATGGTTTGATTTGCAACTCAGGTTTACCTTGTTTGATGATTTTCATTGTCACGCTCCTTTAAAACTCGTGTTTTATCTGCCATTTTTACACCTCTGGATTTGTTGCCGTATAATATTTTGCCATTGCTTGTGTGTATTTACTTACGGTGCTTTCCAAATCTATTTCGGGTTCAGTTTCAAACTTACAAAATTTATATATTGCAATAACTTCACTCAGCACTTCAGCACCACACATAATCATATCAATGGCATTAGTTGAAAGGTTTTCGCTATCTGTAGCACAAATCGCAACACTCTCTTTACCATTAACATTTCGTGTTAGAACCATATCTCCTTTATTAAGAGATTCATTATCTGGGACTTTGTATGTATATCTTTTTGCGTTTTTGTCCTGTATGTGTCTTACTTGTACAATATTCATTTATTCCTCTCCTTCTTAATTCCATTTTTTCTTTGTAAGATAGGTTGGACGGAGCACAGAAGGTTTTAATAAACTCCGAGTCAATGTTTTTGTCTATAATCATACTATTGTATTTCTTACCTTTACCTTTGTATTTGTCTGTGACCACCTCAATCTTACTATTATTGCTAAATACAAACGAAGCATATCCTTTTGTTATGTGTGTGTAAATCAAATCATCACAATGCGACACAATATGATCACACACAACAGTAAAACCACTTCCATCTTCTTGCATTACGACAAGTACCATTAGCTCATCTAACTTTTGACACTCTTTAATGATAGCGTCAATCTGTTTTCTGCTCACAAAATGAATCATTTATTGTTCTCCTTTTCATCGAAACAAACATTCATTTCTTGTTTGTGTGTTGTGTATCTAAGCTAACTAATGTTGAATTGGAACACTTTAATCGATATAAATCGTAATTAAGTTGCCCAATTTACGATAGCCGAAACAAAGATTACCGCCATCACAAATCAGAGCCTGTTCATCTTCTGTGAAATTGAACGGATTACTTAACACCTTGTATGTAATGTTGCCGTAACCATATCCCTCCTGCGTGTAACACATATAATTCTGCAAATCATCTTGTGTAACATCGTACTTCTTTGTGTGAAAGTTCAGCCAAATCGATTTTGCTTTCGGTGCAAGTTTCTTGTATATTGCAAGATTTTCTTCATGAAGTTCTTTCTCATTGGACTTAAATGCCCACCCTGTATTTATCAATGAATTACCTCCTCAACAATCTTCGTTCTTGGGACATACATTCTTCTACGCTGTTTGTCCTCAATCTTTCTGGTTTCTCCAAGAACTTTCTGTAATGATTTCAACACATCAGAATGTGACTGAATCCATTCTGCTAATGGAGCATTAAGTTCTACACTATCTTTTGCTTTCCTGCGGTTCTCTCTAACTTTCATTAGGGCTTTTCCAAGTTTGGCAGTGTCGTGATACGACACATCTTCAAGTTCAAGTTTATGTAAGATATCTTGTGTTTCGTAGTCGTGTAATGATTCGTTTTCAGTATTGTTTTGATAATCTTCTGTTGTTTGTGTAAAAAAGTTGATTGTATCTTCTAACTCTTTAGCTGTTTTGATTTTCGTCATCTCCTTTAATAATTTGTGATTAAAACTTCCGTTGAACTGTTGCCTGTTTTTACCTTAGTGTGGTAGTTGCAATTATTGTAATCTTTGATTAGATAATCTATTTTATTTGCCGTGTTGCTTCCTCTATTCTTTGTTGCTTTCTCTATCCTTTCTTTTGCTATATCAAAATATTTTTCTTCAATTTCTATGCCGATAAAGTTTCGGTTGGTATTTACACACGCAACACATGTTGAACCACTTCCCATACAATTATCAACCACTATTTCACCCTCGTTGGTGTATGTCTTAATCAGATATTCCAACAATTCAACAGGTTTTTCAGTTCTGTGTTTTGCAATACTTGGGTGCGGTTTACTAAATGATAATATACTTGTAGGGTATTTTTCTGTGCTACCTGCTCTACTATCATCTGTCATATGAAATTCACCATAGTTTTGATTTGTATGTTCTTTATTTTTATAAGAAACACCTTTGCTGTGTAAAGGTTTGCCCTGTGTAAATTGTGGATTGTATGTAGGTAATTTTTTATAAAATACAGCAATCTGTTCGTGTTGTCTTAAAGGCATACGCTTTGCGTTAAGAAAACCACTTATTAATTGTTTATCCCACACCAAATCATATCTAAATAGTTTACGATTGCTATTTACCAAATCAACATAAAATGCACCTTGTCCAAATAAAAGTATTGCACCATTATCTTTTATAATTCTTTCATAATGTTTCCAAAGTTTATCAAAAGGGATTATAATATCTTTCTTATTTTGAGTAACACCGTAAGGCAAATCACACAATATCATATCAATGCTTTTATCTGGAATATCTTTCATCAATTCAAGGCAATCGCCTTGTAATAATTTAATAATTAGTTTCACCGCCAATATAATTAAAAGGATTTTTCAAATAATTTATATTTACCATCTCCTTATAGTGTTACTACTTGTCCTGATTTCAAACTTTCTTGAACTTTGATTACCCTTTGGTTTCTTGAGCCACACCAAGCAAGAGAAATATCTCTTTGTGACTCATCATATTTACCATCAACAAGGATGTCTATATAAGGTAAGATTTCGTTTACAATAAACTTAGATTTCAATATCTGTTCATATGTATAACCTGTATATAACCATATTGTTTTGCTTGGTAGTTTGGTCTTGACCGTTTTTACAATATTAGACACCTGTTGTTGATTTGCTTGCTCCAATGGGTGTCCACCTGAGAGCGTTAGTCCCGATATATAATCAGGACTTAACGCTTCAAGTAATTCAGTCATAGTGTCATTAGTAAATGCTTGCCCTGCATTAAAATCCCAAGTAGTAAAATTTTGACAGTTATGGCAATGCATTGTACAACCGCTCACCCATAAGACAACTCTAACTCCAATACCATTTGCAATATCGTGTTTAGTGATTTTTATATAATTCACTCGTTGCCACCTAAATGTACATATCTTTCTTTGATTTCTTGTGTTCTTCCTTGATTCCAGAAGTTAGTTCCTATATACCCACAAGTTCTCCGACAGATGTTCAATTTGCTTTCATCTGTGTTGCCGCAGTTTGGACATTTCCAAATAAGTTTACCGTTTTCATTTTCTATTACCTCAATCTCTCCGTCATATCCGCACGATTGACAGTAATCACTTTTGGTGTTGAGTTCAGCATACATGATATTGTTGTAGATGAATTGCATAACAGACAGGACAGCTTCTGTGTTATTTTGCAAATTAGAAGTTTCAATATAACTAATTGCTCCACCTAAACTTAATGCCTGAAATTGTGATTCAAGTTTCAGTTTTGCAAAGGCATCAATAGGCTCTCTGACATTTACATGATAACTATTTGTAATATAGTTCTTATCTGTAATACCTTCGATAATGCCAAATCTTCGCTGTAAACATTTTGCAAACTTGTAAGTCGTACTTTCAATTGGAGAACCATACAACGAAAAACCTAAATCAAGTTGCTCATTCCATTCATCACACTTTTTGTTCATATATCTCATAATATCAAGTGCGAATGGTGTTACTTCCGGATCTGTATGAGATTTACCTGTCATATACTTTACACACTCATACAATCCTGCATAACCAAGTGATATTGACGAATAACCACCAACAAGCAACTTATCAATGGTTTCACCTTTCTGAAGTCTTGCTAATGCACCGTGTTGCCAGATAATCGGAGCTACATCCGACACTGTTCCTTTCAACCTCTCATATCTGCACAAGAGGGCTTTATGACACAACTCCAACCTCTCGTCAAAAATCTTCCAAAACTTTTCTTTATCTTTACCTGAAGATAAGGCTACATCAACAAGATTGATTGTAACTACGCCTTTGTTGAATCTGCCGTAAAATTTGTATTCACCATTTTCTTTGTACGGTGATAAAAAGCTTCTACAACCCATCGAAGGGAAACAATTTCCTTCTTTTAGCTTTTTCATCACCTTTTCAGATATATAATCCGGCACTAATCTTTTAGCTGAACACTTTGCAGCAAGCTCCGTAAGATACCAATACTTGCTGTCCTCTGTTATGTTATCCTCCTCAAGTACATAAATAAGCTTTGGAAACGCAGGTGTAATCCATACACCCTTTTCATTTTTTACACCTTTATACCTTTGATTAAGTGTTTCTTCAATAATCATAGCGAGGTCGTGTTTCTCTTGCTCGTTTTTAGCTTCATTAAGATACATAAACACTGTGATAAAAGGAGCTTGTCCATTAGTTGTCAAAAGTGTTTCCACTTGATATTGGATTGTCTGAACACCTTTGTTAATTTCCTTCTGAAGTCTTTCTTCGGCTATCTCGGCAATCTTATTTTCGTCAGTTTCAAATCCACACTGACTCCACTCTCTTCTCAACTCATCTTTAATGTGCTGTCGGCTAATATCCACAAACGGTGCGAGGGCAGTAAGACTGATACTCTGTCCACCATATTGACTGCTGGCAACCTGAGCTATAATCTGTGTTGCAATTGTACAAGCCGTTGAAAAACTATGTGGTTTCTCAATCATAGTGCCACTGATAACCGTTCCGTTCTGGAGCATATCATCAAGACTACACAGACAACAATTATAAGTGTGTTGTGCAAAATAATCCTTGTCGTGGAAATGAATAATTCCTTCCCTGTCAGCCTCAACAATATCTTGAGGAAGTAAAACTCTATCAGTCAAATCTTTGCTGACCTCACCTGCCATATAGTCACGCTGAGTAGGAATAATGGTAGGGTTCTTATTTGAGTTTTCTTGTTTGATGTTTTCGTTACTTAAATCAATCAGTGAAAGAATTGCATCGTCAGTTGTATTATTCTTTCGCTTTAAACTCTGCTTGTAACGATACAGAGTATATCTTTTTGCTAAAGCAAAACATCCGTATTTATCTATGTATTCTTCGTTCAAATCCTGAATATCTTCAACGGAATAAATCCTATTGCTCTTTCTAATTTTGTCATAAATACGAGTTGCAATACTTTTGATTTCGTCCTCAGAAAGAGTTTTTTCGTGGTTTGTATGGGATTCACTATTTGCTTTTCCAATCGCAGAAATAATCTTATTGCGGTCAAAATCAACTTCTCGACCATCTCGTTTAATTACTTTCATACCTATCACCCATTCTTCCTGAGAATATCACCATATGTAAGATGACTAAAGTTAAGCAGGTTATGACAATTGTTACAAGGTATGCTTACTGGACTTTTATCCTTAAGTGTGATTTTATTTACAGATTTGCAGAAAGGGCATTTAGTAAGAACCTGTACACCACATATACTCATAAAATTCCTTACAAGAGGATCAACATTATGATCTATATATGTACGAATAATATTGTCCTCATTTATGTATGCACTTTTAGTGTTCTCGCATGTATTGTCATATTTATGTATAACTGGTGCTGTTGGTACAGGCGTCTTATCACTACTAACTTTGCTCGCCTTTATTCCATCAATCAAACCTTTGACATAATCATAACCTTCAACTTTGTGTGGATTATCTTCTGCGTTTTTTACGAATAAAACATCAATTTTATGTGCGTTTGCGTACTCAATTTCCTTAATAACACCTGTTGAATCGTACCATTTTTCGCCTGTCACCCATATTTCATCACATTCGGCAAGCTGATATAGACAAAGTTCAAGCCCATCTTCATAAGACATATCATTGTACAGAAAACTAAACATATGTAACGGTGAAATAAACATATAATTCGGATGTTTCTTTTGCTGTGTTTTAATAATTTCTTCAACCTCTTTGAGGTTATTTTTGTCGCCACCGTATTTGTGACTGACATACACTGTTTTTTCAAATTGCTTCATTCAATCAATTCCTCCTAACTTTATTTATCAGCGTTGCTGTTTACAAGCATATACATCACCACCTTTCAAAATGAAATCTCTTTATTGTTATTATCTATTTCGATGTCATCGTCAGTATCCATCTTTGTTCCACAATCAGGACATTCATTAGGTATTATCAAATGTGGCAATAATTCATACGGTTCTAAATAATGTCCACATTCAGAGCAATAATAATAATCTCCATTATAATCATAATCTTTTATCCATTCAGCCATTACCATTACCATCCTTTCTCTCACCGTAACTGCAAAAATCATTTAAGTCATTATAGACGTACTCACCGTCGCTTAAGTTGTAAATTCGTTTGCATAAAATCATATTTAAATCATCGTCATATTTGCCAAAAATACAATCTTTACACCTGACAACCTCCTGCACGTCGGCGATGGGTACTGTATCAAGCAATTTTGCGGCATTATAAGCGTAATCGTCTGCTAAAACTTTCTGTGCAGCTTCACGCTCTATATATTCTTTTTCAATCATTATTGTCTCTTTCCAATTTATCACTATCTTCCCCCATTCTTCTTTCAAACCTCTCAATCTTTTTCTGTTTCCATCTATTCACTTCTTTATCACATTGAAACATTATCTTGCATTGTTCAAGCATAATTTCAACATCTGCCATTTCTTTAAAAATATTATCAACAGATTTCAAATCATCTTCAAGTGATGTTTTTTTAGTATAATTTAATCTTACAAGGCTTTTACACAAAGCCTGCGACAATTCAGACAACTCTTCGACCGTCTTTATCATCTGATTTTCCACACCATATGTGTTGATTGCTTTTTGCAAAACTTCTTTTGATGTCATTCTTCAACCTCACCTTCAAGCCATTTTCTAATAATTTCTTCATTTTCAAGACAAGGAGCATCACAATTTTCGCAATAACCGCAAACATTGTTATTTAATGTATCAAGCATAATATCAAGCATAAAATGTGTCATTTGCTCTTTGCTCATTGATTTGATCTTTTCAAAATTAGTCACTGCTTTCACTTCTCCTTATAAACACAATTTTTCAAATCATTAACTGGACAATAAAATGTTCGTTCATCAGCGGTTGCAATAAAGGCAGTTAAACCATAACAACCACTTTTTACGGCTATCAAAATACCGTTAATATCGTGAATTGTTGTTACAAAATCTCCTATTGTAACTTCTCTTATTTTATATCACTCCTTTATAAACGCCCTATTTCGCTGTATTTAACTTCTTAAACATCACGCACGATCACTTTGTTAGGCTTAATTTTTAATTCAGACATTGTTTTCGTGTTCCTTTTAATTTAGCAATAAGATGTAAGCCTTTGTAACAATCATCGCATAGCTGTATTTTAATTTTTCTCTTACTTTTGACAAGAGTTTTAATCCGAGTAAAGTATTCAGTATCAATCTCTACATAAAACTCCTTCATTTTAACTGTGTACGGATCTGCGATAACTTTGTTACAACTATCACACTGATAGACTCTCATCTACTTTCACTTCCTTATAAAACTCATATCTGTTATCTTTATTGTCGTGCTTAAAAACTTTTACAAGGCTATCTACGCTCATATCATTTACCCATCTAACATCGTTTGTTGCCCTGTTGAGCAAAAAGATAGTTCCCCCACTATTGATTTCATCAAGCACATCAGAATTACAAACACTTTCATACTTTGTCATTTTTACACCTCTTTCATTAATTTTCTTTGTGAAAAACTCCGCTATCAAGATACTTCTCAAGGCTATCTCTTGTTATCACTCTTCGTCTTTCTCAATAGGAATAGGCTGATTCCAACATTCAATGCAGTTATGGTCTTTTCTGCAATTATCTTTGCTCATTAGTCCTAAATGATATGGGCATATCCATTTGGGTATTCCAGTATCATAAAGCTGAACATTTGGATAATGTTCCAAAAACTGGCTCAAATAAGTCCTCTGCGGATGTGTGTCACTCCACCGCTGGACTATTAAAATAGCCTTTTCAGGGTAAAACGATTCAAAGTCGGAACACGACAACATATCACTTGAACCATTATTAGAGCTACTCAAAGGGCAGTCAGGACAATGAAGTTCACACAGATATCCACCGAACTTTCGTTTATGTTTTTTCGTCATCCTCAACTTTTCATTGAAGTAATTTTCAGTTTTTGTACAATCAATCATTTAATCCACCTCTATTAACTTTATCGTATTTTCTCTTTGTCATATTTTGCCTGTCCTTCTACAAACTTGTTTACCCATTCTGTGTTATAAAACATGGTGTTATAGCTTCTGATATTGCTTTGAGAAAGAACATACATTTTTGAGCATCTTCCTCGGTGCGATTTGAAATTACATAGTTAATTTTTTCTTCAATATCTTTAAACTCTTTACGGTCGTTAATAATACGCTCCATAGCTTTTACAGTTCCTGTTTTGCTGTCTTTATACCTTTTCTTCATTCTCAAGAATCTTTCAACAGCAGGACAATCTATTAGTACAGATTCAATTAGTTTATCGCCTTTGTAATTATTTTTGAAATCTTCAAGTCCTCTCGGATCAATTATGTAAAAATCAGCGTCATCAATTTGCTGTTGAGTTGCACAATATCTGTAACCGTTAAACTCGGTATAAGCCACGATATTGGTCAGTTTATCAAATTCCTCATCTGTCACAAAAATGTGTGAGTTTGGAGATTCATTATCTCTTCTTGGTCGTGTCGTATAAGACACAACCTTTGTGCGATTATATTTCTTACAAACTTTGTCTACTAAGTAATCCTTGCCAGAGCCTGAAGCTCCGAGAACTAATACAATTGATTTAACAGCCATTATAGCCTCCTTTTAGTAACTGCTGAAATAAACATTATCTACCACTGCATACGGTGTTCCAAATGAATGATAATAACTCATTCTGAAAGCTCTGACATTATAATCTCTATCACCACTCAATATCCTTTGAGCAACCGAATAAGACAACTCGCTCGGATCTCTTGTGTAAAGAATACCTGCCACATTGAATGCATTATAATCAAAAGCTACTGCTCTCAGTCCACCGTTACTGTCAGCTAAATTCATTGCCGTTGAACCTACCAACCACTGACAATACTCGCTACAATTACCCGCTTCACAATAAATCACTCTTGCCAACAAATCTATCTCATCTGACGATGTGTTATATGTATTATTTGATTTTGTAATAGTTTTTGTTTCTGCTTGAACTTCAACTTTTTCTGTTGGTGATTCTGTAGAAGGAGAGGTTGTTTTAACCTTCTTTTTGTCTTTTTTAGTTTTTTCAGTTGGTTTTACTGTTGTTGGCTTTGTTGTGGCATGCACGGTTGTAGGTTGCGTTGTTGATTTGACTGCCGTATCTTTAGTGGCTGTATCTCGTGTTGCAGTGTCAGGGGTTGAGATGTTTGGTTCTCCACAAGCTGAAAAGCCAAACATCATACCTAACATTACCCATAAGCTTACTATCTTCTTACCAAATCGGATATAATCACCCTTCCTTAATTTCCCATTTTCTAAATTTATCCACATAATCATCAGTGAAAAAACCTCTGATAATAAGTGTTTGTGGTTTATTTGTGTCTATAAGCATTAATCCAAGTAGACTTTTACCAGACAACACTTCCTTGCCTTGTGCTACTTCAATAATGCCACTCATTAATTCATCTGCTATGTGAAGAAAATCGTCAAAATCATCTCGCTGAAGCTGAATGTGTAACATTACTGTTCTATGTATTTTATAGCTTACTCCATAACTGAGCCTACTGCCCACTTACTAATTACTGAGTAAATATCCTTGTCACACACACAAGTAATAGTATTCCAATCGACATTATGTGCTGCTTTGGTTTTTGCTCTTTCAACACCGTTTGCAAGAACAAGACTTGCAAGAAATGATTTACCACTGATAGACCAATCTTTGCCATTTTCGTCTTTACCGATAAGAGTTACTTCTTCGTCAATCTGACTTACAGCCTCTGTAAAATCAGACACATCCTTAAGTGTAACAAGTTCAATTTTTTGCCTCATTCAATCACCTTTCTTAATTTAGCAATTTATATTTTGTTAAATTCCAATACCCCTTTTTATCTTTGTAAATACCGTCTAAAGGCACATAAATTACATCATATTGTTTCAATGGCAATGATGCAAAAAGATAGTGCTTTAATGTTAAACTTCCTTCTTTTCCAGTACCAACCGAACGATACGAAATTCTTTTTGCAAATTCCTCGTTAGTTTGTTTGTTTTTAAGAGGGTAGACATTCTTTACGAGCAGTTTCTGCCTATCTTCAGCTTTGTGTGTGGTTAAATCAATATACCCCAAATATTCTTTCTGTGTTTGAATAATGCGTTTATAATTCCAAGACTTGAAATTCATTTGATTTGCAATAGTTTCGATGCCATTTAGTATGTTATCTATGTTTTGAATAGTGAACGATTCTTTAATAGTGTTATCTTTCTTTAAGTCTGTACTATTATTTTTTACCATGCCGTACAATTCAAAATGCTCTGTTTGTAATACGGACTTCTTAATATTCTTGCGAAATCCCTTGCCGGTAGATGCTCTAAAGAATTGATAAGTTGCAAGTATGTATAATAGTTTCGATTGAATTCCGTAGTGGTCGAAGAAACCTATTTTAATTAAAATTTCTATTTTAGATAGTCCCACAGAAGTCTCTTGGTCAGAGAGACGAATTACATCTATAAAACTGGTCGGCTGTTGGTTGTAAACTTTAAAAAGTTCTGTGGCGACCTCTTCAGATAAAAACTTAACTGAACCAATACCTTTTGCAATTGCGTGAAGGTCTTTGTTAAAATAATAGTTTCCTAACGAAATTCCGAATTTAGGTAATGTAATTTCAATATCTTTTGCTTTAGCAGCTTTTTCTCCCGTCTGTATTTGTACATCATTCTTTGCACAGTTTAAATATGCTGTGCAAAACTCATACGGATAATAGTAGTAATAATAAGCACACAAATAACTAATCATACAGTATCCAATGGCGTGATTCATACCAAATTGATAACTGGCACTGTCTTGAATAATTTGAAGAAACTCTTTGGCTTCCAGTTCTGCAACATTTCTTGGAGAATTTGATTTATGACAATAACCTTCAAGTATTGACGGCAATGCTTTAGCCAATCTCTTTTCATCTTTATGTCCGATTGCTCTACGCACATTGTCAGCTTCGCTGCCCGACAGTCCGCATACTTCTTGAAGAAACTTAATTGTATCCTCTTGAAATATTAAATATCCATTGTTTTTATTAAGCAGTTTATCTATAACCTCTGACGGATTTTTATGAGGTATATGCTTAAATAGTTCCTCTCTGTAAGAAGAACCTGATGGTCTAATAGCAGCCGTGACTATTGCCATATCCAAAATACTTTTAGGCTTATATTTTTTTAAACAATCTATGGCAAATGGAGACTCAAACTGAAAAATAGAACCTGTAGTTTCTAACATACTTTCCCATACATTTTGATCATCCCAATCAATCTCGTGAGATTTTGGATAAGGCAAATGAGCGAGTTTGCAAGTTTCACTAATAACTTGTACTGTCTTTAATACAAGCAAATCATATTTGGTCAACCCTACATCATGAATTTCATCCATATCAATTTGAAGAGTACAGTATCCATCTTTCTCAAACACACCGTAATTGTCAGCTAAAGTAATTGGACTGATAACAATTCCTGCTGAATGTACCGACTGTGCATGCTTAACACCTAACAAGCCATCATAGTAATAAAACAATTTCGGATACTTTTGTCTTGCTAAATCAGGATCGGCGTTAAAGCATTGCTTGATTTCTTTGACTTTTTGAATAGAGTATTTACACTCACTAAAATCGGTTTTTGGGTGGCTTAATTCCCAATTAAATCGAAATGCTTGTCCTATCAGATCAATAGCAGCTAAATCTTTCAGTGTCGAATATGTAGGAACTCTGGCTGTTTTTGTTTTACCGAATTTGTTTATAATATATTCAAACATTTCTGGTCTATCCGATTCTACAACATCAACATCAATATCTCCTACTTCTACTCTGTCTTCATTACAGAATCGAGAAAATACTGTACCCCATTTTTCAGGGTTTAAGTCAATAATATCGGTAACATACGCTGTTCTTGAACCACCAACTGAACCTCTTGAAAAACCTATTGGTTTTCCTTGATTTCTAAAATGTGAGAGAATTTCACTCATTGAAAGCATAAAACCCGACATGCCTACTTTCTTAAAGACTCTCAGTTCTTCAGGTATTGCTTTATCAAATCTATCCTTTTCTTCTGATGAAATAACGCCATTATCAAGCTTCTCTTGGTATTTTTGATATACCAATGAAGTAAATTTTTGTTCGTCTTTTTCAGCACTGCCATACAAAATAGGGTACTTAATCGATGTATCAAGCATAAACTCTTCGACACTATCTGCCATAACATTGGTGTTGTTAATAGCCTCTATGTATAAAGAACTCGGTATTGCGTCCTGTGTTGCGAAAGCTTTCACTAATTCATCGTAAGACTTATACACTAAGTCCATCTTATCTTCGCCTTCGTAATGTTGTTTTTTAGCATCTAAGATTACTTGCCTACACTCCGCTTTGTAAGAATTAACTGAGTGAGCGTCTGTTGCAGCTATTAGCGGAATATGATATTTCTCAGACAGATATGCTAAATGTCTATTGTATTCAATTTGTCCTTTGCAATTGTGTGGTTGAATTTCGAGATAATCATACCCTTTAACTAATTGTTCATACCATGTATCTTCTACAGGTAATTTATTTAAAGGAGAAGCAAGACAGGCACTTGTTTTGATAATGTTGTCAGACAATGAAAGAAATTCTTCAAACGAGATTCTGCCAACATAATAAAAATGATTTTTGTCAGTTCTTGACAAACTTATAAGCCGGTTGAGTTCCTTAACACCTTCATAGTTTTTCGCAATAAGAACTGTATGATAATTGTCTCGGATTTTGTCTGTATGATTTTTTGTTAAGTAACACTCAACTGCATGTATATACTTAATACCTTTTAAGTCACAATACATTTTCTTCTTAACCCAACCTTGTATATTGCCGTGTTCCGAAAATGCAATTGCATGCTGTCCCAACTCTACTGCTTTATCAACATAATCTTTGTAATTGGTAGCACTGTCTTTAAGAGAATAGTCTGTATGTATATGGTAAGCAACATAATTGTCGATAATATTAATCTTCCTTTCCGAACACTTCACTTGTCTCGTTTGGATGTGGGAAAGGAATAGACTCTGTGTACTTGTTCTTATCCCATGCGTATTGTTTTCCAAACTCCATTTCGTTGGTGTAAAATCTACGAGATGGCGGATCGTACCACATTGGAATTGATAAATTCTCCTGTCCTCTCATCCTGTCTTTTAAAACATCCAATATAACATCATAATTTTTAACTAATTCGTCACCAGTTTGTTTTTCATTGGGTTTCACTCTATATAACGAGAAACTTCGATGAGCGAGATCTAACATACCTCCAGAACCACCAATATCATATTTACAAAGGCGAGCAACCTGCTGTCCTTTTCGTGGATGAATAACCAAAATAATAACAACTTGAAATGTGGCTGCAAATTTGGTCAACCAAGACATGAATGCGTTTTGTGTTTCGTTTTTATTGTTGTCGGTAGCTCCAAGATTAATGACCGTAAGATTGTCCAATATGAGCATTTTACAGCCATACTTCCTAACACAATCCTCCATTGATTTTTTGATATTATCGACTGAGTTGTCATAATCGTCTTTATAAATATAAAGACGGTTTTTATAATATCCATCAATTTTAGTACGAGCACTTTTACTAACTTTGTAATATACACTTCCTTTACTGTCATGAAACTGATCAATGTTATGTCTACCTGCAAATATAAAATCAATCCAGTTTTTCATCATCGAATTAGGAAGCTCTTTAGAATACAACCAAACAGACTTTTGTTGGTCAAGTGATTGACATATAAACTGTGACAGTAAAGATGATTTACCACTGCCATTAGTACCCGTCAGAATTGTAACTGTGCCATAAAACATTTTCATTAGCTTATTATCTAACTCTGTAATGCCAGTATAAATACCATCAATTTGAGAAAGGTCAACATCTTCAATGTCTGAAAAGTCAATAACGCTATCGACAGGCGAATCTTTTGCATCCAATATAAGTTTTAGCACATACTCTTTTCCAAACCAATACAATGTCTCATTGAGGTCGCTAATAAAAGCTTGACTACCATCTGATTTTGTTACCTTTGTGGGCAACTGTACAATCTTTGTTCGCCAGTTTCCGAGTCTACTTGAAACCTCTTTAATCATTTTTTGTCCCGCTTCATCATTATCTGCACATACAATAATATCGGTGAATTGTTCTAACCAATCCCAATTATGTTCAATCCAATGAAAGTTTCCAGCCCCAAGCGGGACACTAACTGCATTAGTGAATCCCGCTTCTATAGCTGAAGCACAATCAATTTCTCCTTCACATATCAGCAAAGGACTGTCAACATTAACACGATTCATATTGAACAATATTGGACTTGTATCTGCATCTTTTTGACACCATGTTTTTACTTCACCTTTGCTCTTATCTATCTTATGGCTTGGTCGGTATTTAACCAAAGTAAGCACATCGTTCGTGTCGTAATAGTTAAAAACTATATTTTCATGAGAGTCTTGTCTAATATCGCAATAGTCAATTGTGCTTGGTGATATTTTTCGTAAACCTAAGTATTCTTCGATTTTGTTTTTTGAGTGACATTCTACAGGTTTTGGGTATCGGTACTGGGTTTTAGTCTTTACACCCATCTCTCCAAACGCATATTTAATGCCTGCTTTTTCAAATAAATACTGAACTGCTTCCAAATATGTATGTCCTTTAATCATATAAGCATCAATAATGTCAGTCGATATACCACATCCGAAACAATGAAAATTATATGTTTTTGGGTTGTAAATCCAACTTGGAGTATCTTCCTCGTGGAAAGGGCAACATGCTCTCAAACGACTCTCATCAAAATTTTCAACTTCTAAAATTTGAGCTATTTCAAAAGCATTCTTCTCTCCTAATTTTTCTTTTGCTTTATGAATTTTGTCCTTTTCAATAAGCAAACATAATCACTCCTCAAGAAAATCAAAATCGTCCTCTTCAGTATAGCTTTTAGAACGCTCACAAAACGCCCGTACCGAACAAAGGTTGTTACAAAAGAAATCATCACACTTGTAATTATTAATATTTTTGTCTTTAGCGGCATACTGCACGAACACTTTATCTAACCAACATTCTTCTTCAAGAATTTCATTTATGGAAGCCTCAGCCCAAGATAAAGCTTTCTCGTATTCGCTCTTGTCAAAATCTACGATTTTCATTTCTCCGAGCTTAAACATATTAAAAATCAATTTTGTAGGATATGTGTGATATGTTTCGTATATGTATTTGGAATACAGGTACAACTGAAAAAGATACTTCCGTAACTCTTGTTCGTTCTTAAAAGCTCCTTTGCTTTTGTGGTCGCAGATAATATACTCGCCATTCTTCTCAAGTATTAAGTCGATAACACCAACGAAGTTGTACTCGCCAATTTTGGTTTTAATCTTCTGTTCAACACCGACTACCTGATATTCAGAAAAAACATCCTCAAAACCTCGAAAATATTCAAGACCTATTTGGTAATACTTCTTATTCATATCAACATAGCGATTTTTAGGGAAATCAGATAAAACCGTTCTTTTATAAGCATTTTTGTACTGCTCTTCAAGATCGAAAATGCTGCTTTGACCTTTGTAATAACTTTCTAACAATTTGTGACATAAAGAGCCCCATTGACTAAAAGCGTTTTCCTCTTGGGGTTTCCTATCAATATATGATAAGAAGAACATACGAGGACAAGTCTGATAAGAATTTATACTGGAAAACGACCAGTACCGCTTTTTTAATTGTTTTAAGTTAATCAAAATGGTAACTCGTCCTCTGTTTCAGATGTAGTAGATTCTGCCTTTGACGGCGTAGTTATATTTGCGTCATCACCACTTTCGCCACGCTTGTCGTCACAAAACTCTGCATCCCGTATCATAATTTCTACAACCTGACGCTTCTCTTTTTTTTCTGTTTCGTATGTGCGAGAAGTCAGTTCACCATCAATTCCAATCTTTCTTCCTTTTGAAAAATGCTTACAAATAAATTCTGCAACACTTCCCCATGCCACACAGTTAAAAAAGTAATCATCGTTGTCTTTGCCATAAGACCTTACTGCAATTCTAAAATTAACAACCGACTTTCCATTAGTTGTTGTTTTAAGCTCGAGTTCGTTTACAATTCTTCCAATTTCACATACTGTATTCATATTAAACCTCCCATTGTTCAAGTCGCTCAAGCACAATTTTTAGCGTCTCTATATCTGTAATTTTGGTCGGATTTTGATGTCCTGACATATCTGCAATAGAAGCATATAATTTTTTGCTATCAACGCCTTTGGACACCAGTTCTTTACAAATAGACACTACCTTGCCTTTAAGCACATCTAAATCAGATACTTTCTTAGCTTTGGTACGCTTTGCTTCATCGCTCAATTCTTCGCCATACCAAAGATTCAAACCAAGACCAAATAATGCTGCGTTTTTTGTTAGGCATCTCTTAATAGCTTTGTTTACCATCGTAGATTCTACTTGATCGGCTGATACAGACTTATTACGGTTATCCATAATAGCCAACTGCTCTTCTTGAGTTTCCCCATTAATGGATAATAATGTTTCAACCCAACAAGTTTTTCCGTCAGTATGATAAAGATTACCGTTATCGTCTCTAACTACGGTATATGACGACTTTGGAAAATACTCTTTTATGTATGCCCATGCAGACGCCCATGGTAAATAATTCATACCATTTTTAGGCTTGACCTTGCCAGACACATCAATTGATGATAATGTTTGATAAATTGACTTGTTGTCAGAAATAATAATTCCCCCTATATATTAATTTTTTGTTAATTTAGTACAATCATAAGCACCACCTCCTTGCAGTTTTATACTTTCTAATATACAAAACTGACTTAATGATTATTTTTTAAAGGCGGTACAGTTCGCCTTTAAAAATCTTTATTAAACTTTATATAAGTGAATAATACTTATCCTTCCAAGCAGTGTATTCTGCGTGTATAGTTTTTAGTTTATCTTGGAAATAAACATCTGTTTTTCCATCGTGTTCGGTATAACTCCGAGAATGCATTAGTTCAGCAAATGTAGGCATGAAACCCTGCCGTTCCAATATGTACTGCCTGTAAAACACTCCACTTTTATATAACGAATCATAAGATAATAATTTCGATAAACGATATGCTTTTGATTTGCGGGTTATGCGAGTTCTTAAATATTCCACTGTTATATTGTTAAGACGGGTTGTACCTCTTAACAATTCACAACCTTGAACTCTGTCGAATTTACGAACAATACCACTCCTTGTTGTAGTGGTTAAATATTTCAAAGAACACAATTTGTTGATCGTTATATAAGCCTCAGTTGGAATCTCGTAGAGCGTATTATTGTATGCAATAATTTTCTTTTCGTTATTGTTATCTATAGATACATGATTGCTTGTAATCTTTATCGTGTCTCCTTTTGGGATGCCCATATAAGCCATCCAAACAAACCCTCTCGACAACAAATCAACATTATCTTCTATTTCCGGTGAAAATACAGCATTGAGTTGCAATTGTAAGTGTTGTGGAGACGAAACCAATACCGTATTAGCATTAATATCCATAGCCTGCAACACATATGAAGATATGTTTGTATCACAAATATGATTCTTATACGCCCAATCTAAGTAAGTTCTTAGCATCGAGGCGTCTTGCCTCCGCGAAGCATATGTTTTACTGCCCGCTACTTTAGCCTGAACTTTCTGAAGATTTTCTTCTGTGAACCGTGAAATGTCCTTTTCAGATTCTTGTTCAAAAATTTCTATACTATTAAACAATGCCGTCGCTAACAGTATATTTTGTTTCGACGATAATGTCGATACAAAAGCCATTTTCGTAGTCTCATTATACATATCATCAGCACCTCGAATAAATTTATATATGTATAATGTATCACATTTGGCATTATTTGTAAACAGAAACAATCGCTAAAAAGTTACATATTAACGCATTTCTCTTTGCACTTCACGATTCCATTCGCAAAAATCATAATACTCCCACCCTTCGATAATGGCAATCTTTTTTATTATATCGTAATCATCATAATAAGTAACACCTGCATCATCTAATATCTGCTGATATTCCTCTCTTTTGCGTCCTCGTTCCGATGTATAATACCCAAACAAAGCGTCCTCAATTTCGGACTGTCTTTCTTTATTGTATCTATGTCTGGAATTCACTCGATCTTTAGCCCATTCGGATTTTGAATGATGCAAAGTGGTCTTCAAACCTTCCGTCACTGTTGCCAAACCAACCAATAATAATTCTCCTATCATATATAACACCTCTTCTTATTTAAGTTTTATCCATATATATCCTACTGCCAAAACAACTAAGCAGAGGATTAATTGACCAAAAGTCACGCCATCACCAACCTTTTGTCTGCAAAATCTTGACTTTTCTCCCAAACATGCAGTAGTTCATCAAATGACAAATACGCAATTGCAGAAGAAGCAAGTAAATTTGCTTCTGTGATGCGAGTCATATGATATGAACTGAGTTTTGTAAGTTTTTTGGAGATTCGATCTTTAGAAATAGATATTGGGTTTTCACACAATACCATGCTGTCATACCTAAGACCAGAATTCTTGCTGCTAATATACACATGCGTAGGCTGAGATATCTTTTTTATCGAAGTAGTCAAAGGAAGAACAACAACATTAGGACTGTATTTATTACCAACATCATTTTGAAAAATTACCCCCGGTCTTATTCCGCCCTGTGTGTGTCCATCTTGTGGAAAATCTATGAGATATACTTCGCCAATCTTTGGCTTGATTCCTAACATTCAAGCCCTCCTTTCTGGATTTCTTGGCTTTATTATATCACACAGTTCGTAAATGTCAAGTTCGTTTTGCATATTTGTATGCTAAATATTTATCGCCATTGTTAAGCACAATTAGTAATTTTGCACAATTAATATCTATGTATCTTACTCCTGCAAACACTACACTGCTGCCTACAGGTTCTTTTTGATTACTGAATTGTATTACTCTATCATTCAATATCGACCATTTTACCGTATCATATTTTTTGTCGTTGAATACAAAATAATAGTTTTTCAGTACACTCTCCCAATCTTTTAATGCAACTATCATACACATCACCCTTGTATTTAGAACATCCGTTCGATTATTTATTATAACAAGAGAATAAGCTATTGTCAATAGAGTTTGTTATATTGTGCAATTACATCACCTACTAAGTAAATATACTTATCCACCTCTTCAATTGTAGTTCAAATTATTCATATGTGTTCATTCACCTTTCATTATTATTGTAAATTTTTTCTTTATTATAATCAACCCACAAAATATGGAAATAACATTGACAAAATTTTCCCAATAGTGTATCATTATATTAGGCTTTGAAAATGGGTAGGCTAACGCTGACCATCTTTCGATAGCTTACTTGGTATAGACATCACCAGATTTTCGCAGGTCGGAGTGATGTCTATTTTTTTATATAAAACCTTTGTTTTAAACATCTTCCGATACATAATGTTCGTACCGCAGTCTATTTAACAATTCTTCAAGCGTAATTGATAGGGCATACTCTTTGTCTGTCATACCTCCTATAATAGATTTTTTTAAACTAAATCTACTTACTATCTGTATGTCAGGCGAATTTGCAACAGAGCGAGACGAAATAACAACATAACATTTCAAATCTTTACCATAGAGCCGAATGTCATTTTCTACTCTTTCTATCATCTCGGTATGACTAACTTCGATGGGTTTATCGTTATTGTCAAACCACGGCATTTAACACCCTCCTTATTACTGTCTGAGCATAAGCGTCAGTTTTAGCTTTCTCGTCAACATATTCCACCTCGGAATTAGCAAGATTGATTTTGGCAATTACTTTACCCTCTTCGTTGGAACTTGTTGTTCTCCAAGCGTCAATATACATTATATTTTTATCATAATCAATGAAGTTGCTTCTGATTTCTCTATATTGACTTTTCATAAAACTACATTCCTCCTTATTTAAGATAATTTTTTGAAAAAGTATTGACTTTTGTAAAATTACGATGTATTATAATGTTGTGTAAGGTTTTGTTATTTACTTACGCAAGCATAAACTATTAGTTTTTTTTAAGCGGAAAAGGCTCAGTCAAAAGCTGAGTCTTTTCTGTTGTACAAAAAGCTTGACTGTAAACTGAAAAAGTAGTATCATATAAGTGCGGAAGTTTGTTTTTTAATTTCTACTATGGTAGATTAGTTTTTATCCTTTCTTCCGTAAAGATGACCTCGCACACTGTATAACAGTGTGCGTTTTTTTTATTGTTAATACACTAATACTTTGGAATCCACTTATTATAAAGCAACATTGCCGCCTTTAAGCTGCATTCTTACCCTGTTTTTGTACTGTATTACCTCGTATTCAGGATAATCTGATTGATGACTCGAATAATCTCTTTATTTGGATTTAGTGTCTTTGTCTATGCCTTTCATATAACCATCGATCCACACTACCTATCCTGTTTGATATCTTCTGAAATGTCCACGAACCTGAAACACACCTTCCGGACTGCGGTGGTGACCGACTGATGTAGCATAAAGCTGATTCTTAAACGGTCTAAATACAATAGCCTTATCTTGATTATCGTTTTTACCAACGGCGGAAAACTCTCGTTTATCTCGATCAAGATAATTGCCATACCACAGGAAAGCATTAGCGTTGATATATGAATCAATCATGTATTCTATCGCCTCAAGACAGTCATCAAGCATTTGTTGATTGTCAATATTGCGTTCAACAATTTGGTAATCTACCTTTAAATTGCAATCGCTTTGTTCAGGTGATTTGTGAAACATTCCTTTGACAATTTGTTTCTTATTGTACTTTAAAGAAAATTTTTGCTTCGGGATATTATTCTTAACACAAGCTGTGACATACAGTATGTATTCGGGACATTCTTTGATTTTGATTGCACATTTCTCAAAATACGGTTTTGCAGACATAACCTTGTCCATAATGTTGCAATTCCATTGTTGAAAGTATGTGTAAGTGTTTTCGTCAATACAAATTAGGTTCATAAGGTTGGATTCAACATCCTTTCAATCTTACTCTTCATCACTTATAGAGGATTTCGTAAAAATCTTTAGTATAGATGCCGTCAGCTTTGTCTTGCTCTTCGTACTTTTTAAGTGCCTGGCTTGCATCTTCGTGAGTGTCGAAAGAGTCAATTAACTCTTTTGTTTCTGCGTAAGCAACCCAATATTTTGGCGGATTCTCGCTAAGAATAATAACCAAGATTTGAGCATTCTTGTCACCGAACCAGTCTTCAAAATCTGCGGTAACATCACCATTAGCAATGACGGTCATACCGTACTCTTCCTCATCCATAAGTTCTTCATACACAACTTCTTCATTTTCATTGTACAGGTCATTCTCTATATCGTCAGATGTATAAATGAAATCACTGTGAATGTTGTGTACTGAACCTGTAAATCTGTAGATTTCGCAATCAACATATTGTCCTTTGTACTGTTCTTTAACTTCTTTGATTGTCATAATGTTTTCTCCTTTTTGTTGTTTCTTTGTTTTTTGCAATTAATAATAATTTATCAATGATTAAATTTTCAATCCAACGAGATAGTACCCTTTTTCCACTCTCCAAACTTTCAATTGTCTGCTGTCTCATTCCAAAAATTTCAGACATTTCTTCTTGCGTTAATTTCGCACACAAACGAGCTTCTTTTATCGTTATTCGTTTAGAAGGTACAAAAATTTCATCAATAGATACAGGAAGATCGAATTTAAAAAGTGTTGAAACTCTATATGCCGAATCTAATGAAGGTATCTTCTTATGATTATAATAACAAAATGCAGTCGAATGAGAAATACCATATTTTTTCTCAACTTGCATATAAGTCTCGTCAAGTGCATCAAATGCCTGACGAAAAGCAAAATAAAATTTATGTTCAATATCTTTTTGGAATTGAACTCTTTCATCAACACTAACAAAGCGTCTACCGTGTAACACTGCCAAAATTACTGTCGCCATACTATAAGACATTTTTTTATTATTACTACTTTCTACGAAATAAAAACCCATTGTTGAGGGATAGTATTGACTTCTCTTGGCTATCTCGTAATAAGTTAAGTATTGTTCTTTTATTTTTGTTTTGCAATACTGAACAAAAATATCACTCACAAGCAATTTATTATTTTCTTTGTTCATATAATCACCGCACTGTCTTGTTTTAAAAAAGAATTTTATTTATATTCTGCCTTTATTTCCTCAACCCTCTGCAAAATTTGTTGCCACACCTGTTCACCATAGATATTTTCCAACAAAGGGCGTGTGTGAAATAACGAAATTATCACATATACACCCCAAGCATTAGCATCAACTTCCTCAAATTGCATTGCATAGGATGTTAGATTGTTTTCTTGTGATGGATTGTAGTTGTCTACGCTAAACTGTCCATTTTGTACCTGCCACAAATGCCTCATTTCGTGTGATATTACCCACCATATTTCTACAGGGCTTTCCCATACGGTGTTAATATTAATAGCGATTACATTCTTGTCAGGATTAATACCTGCTTTCGTAGTTGGTGTGGCGAATTTATTTGGTGGTTCATACTTAACTTTAGGTTGTCCTAAGTTAAGTATCTTACAATTAAATGTAATAACAGAATCAATAACTTTGTAAAATGATTTATTCATTGTATATTTCCCCTTACCGCAACCTAATGTCAAATGACAGAGAATAGAATTCATTTGGAATATCCATTGTAAAGAAGTATTCGTCATCAATGTTGCCTGCCTCGTCAACAGAGTACAAATATTGTTCAAGGGCTAACATCGGAGCAGAGAATGTGATTTCTTTCCCAATTGTATCACCGAGACAATCCTGTTTCACATATTCTATGTTATGGATTCTGTATTTACCTTCTTTCAGTTGGCTCTCAATGAAAGCGACTGCATCTTCTTTTGTATCGAAGATTTTATGTGGGCAATCGTAATTGGAAGGATTACAATTGTTTTCCTCCGAGTCTGTGAAAAAATATTCAGCCATCTTGTAACCGTCAAAGTGATAAAGTCCATTACACTCTTCAATTTCATCATTGTAGAGTAAGATTTTATCACACATTGCCTCGTTGCAATACACAATAAACTGTTCCTTGTAAATGAATAATCTGCAAGTCGGGTTTTCTTTTTCAAGGTTGTTTTTAGTTTCGACTGCCTCGTCATAAGTAAGGCATTTGTTGTCGAAAACATATTCTGTATCTGTTGCGATTCTGTACATAGTGTTTTCTCCTTTTGCTTTTTTAAGTTGTGTGTCTGTCGGAGTTGTGACCGTCTGCACTCCCCACCCTTTCAGGTGGTCACTCTGCATTAGAAATAGCAAATTTCATTCTTTTCATTCATATATCTTTCGTGCGTTATTCTTGCAATCTCTAAACCTGTGAAAACAATCTGTAAAGGGTGTAGCCCTGCTTCTTTTTTACCATTGGTGAAATCTGCGTATTTTCTTCTTGTGCCGAAATTATCATTTTTTACGATAATATCACCTCTACTATCGCCGAAATTAATAACTACGGCTTTCACGAACTTATTTACATTTTTGTGATTTTCTTCTACATCAAATACATTTTTATAGATTTTTGTTGTCAATTCTTTTTTCATTTTGCCCTTTTTCTTTCAGAACTACATTTTACCAAACCGCCATACTCATATGTTAATCATTATAATATCCATAAACCACATCATAATAACTTGTCTGCGGTTCAACCAACCAATCAAATGCCAAGCAATTTAATGCCCTAACGCACAAATCAGTAGTTGAAAAATATTTTTCTGTTTTAATACATTTGTCATGCAACCAATAATCTATTGTATTGTGTATCAAATCAATGTTTGTTTGGATTTCAAACCGTTCATCTTCTGTTGTCGTATAGGCAATACCGATACATTCAAGGTTTGAAAAGTCAGCAGTTGAGCCATATTCTTCTTCACAAAAATCAGATATCAACCGTTTTTCATCTTCAATTGTATATTGTCTCATTTTGTATTCTCCTTTATTATATCATAATATCAACAATATTTCAAGTGAAACTCGCTAATATTTTACTATTTTCCACAATGTTAAGCCAATCTATCGGTTCTTTTGTTCTCCTGTCTGTGAGTAAACCTTTTCTCAGTAAGGGCAATAATGTATTAAGATGAGTTTTAGCTTCGATATATGTTCCAAACGATCCGTAGGGTACATATGTGTCAGCATCTTTATTATAGCCTTCAACGCTAAATATGCTCTCTATCTTGTTCACTTTACACACTCCTTTTTTCTTTATCGGCATTAAAATACCGTCACCCCTATCCGAAGAGAAATATATTGGACTTGCCCCCCATTTATCTTCATTAACTTTAGCTGTCAAATTCTGCCAACCTAAAGCCCTATAAATAAGCAACATATATTCAGAATTTACCATAGGCAATCCTTCACCAAAATCGTAAACAATAGATTCATGTCCTCTACCTTTATATCTTTGAGGTTCATCATCTTTGGCGTTCTGTATGTAATCCTTTAAGTATTCCAAACTTAACAAATCTAACTGTTCAGTGCTTTGACAAGCTGACAAGAACAAACTATCAACATTGCCAAACGGAATGTTTGCCTCTGGAACAGGTAAATGTTCATTTAATCTTATCGCAATACAGTCTGATATAATAATCTGGCGACCTTGCTTGTCATAGAAACAACCTGCATAGTCTTTTCTCGCTTTTGGCGTTAGTTTAATAATCTTGTTGATTGCACTTGTAGCACTTCTTAATTCTGTTTTATTCATCGTATTATTCCCTCCAATCCACAAAACCGCATTTATACCCCAAACCGTATAAGAATGACATATATGCAATATCTACAACCACCTCAAAATGTTTTGAGTGTTCGGTTATTTTATGACAACATAATAATTTATTTATTACTTCTATGAAAGATAGTTTTTCTGTTTCTGATAGTCTACCCCATGTCCAAGATTTTATATAAACATTATTAAATAAATCAGTTTTGGTTATATCCATTTCTTGCATCTCCTTAAAATCTCGGTTTTATATCCAGTAATTATCATAATAACACGGTTGTGTTACTTTACCTTCGTTATCTACCCACTCTTTAAAGCAAGGATAAATCATTCCACCTTCAAAACCATACTCTTCAAACAAATCAGAAGCTCTCCAAATACTTATCTTATAGAAATTGTCTTGCAAATACCAATCTATTTCTTTTAACACATCTGTTAAACCATAACCATGCTCTATCAGCCATTTTAACTTAAATGTCTCATATCTTTTTCTATCTCGCTCTTCCTTGGTTATAATTGTACCGTTTTTTAAATAAAACACTATAATTTCTTCGTTGTTTTTGATAACCTTAAATCTATTTGTGCCCATCCATATAACCTTTGAAGTCGAAATTTCATAAAAATCTGCAATCTTTTGCAAACACTTGGAAACTTTGTCGATTAATGCTTGTATTTTCTCATCCTTAGTCATTCTACATACATCCTTTCCTTGTCATCCTCTGTCCAATCGCTTTCCCAATCTTCGTCTATAAAAGAATCCCAATCATTATATTCTGTTTCAAGTTCTGGAGAAGTTTTAATATGATTGACAACTTCTGTAACTAACATTTCCAAATGCTCTTCATAATCACAATCAGAGTCTTTCATTTTATCAATTATTTTCTTAACTTTTGCACCACCCATTGCCCACAGATAATGAGCAGGTTTATTACAAGTTTCTTTTCCGTACCCTTCGTTAATCATATCTTCGTCATTATAATATCTGTTATAAATGCGTGCGGTAGCCCTTGATAGTTCCCCAGCAACAGTATATGCTTTACCCACTTGTGGCACATATTTAACATAAAGTTCATTAAATGTTGCTTTATCTTTATATGACATATTTCATTCTCCTTCTTTCAAGAATTTTTGATTATCAAAAATATTCCCAATTACTTCATCAGCATTACCTAAATGATGAGTAACCGTAGATGATATTACTTTTTCTGACATTCTCTGATGTAACTTCCAATCAACCAAAAATTGACCATTTTGATATTTTACGATTCCCACAAATTGAAAATATTTATTTTTATTACGAACAATGTCCCCTTCAAAAATCTTCTGACCGTTCTTATCGAGCATATTGGTGTACTGCCCGATTGTTTTGTAATCAATTTCGATACCACTTATGCCGTTTGTATTCGTCATTTCCGCGGGTAGATTTTTAAACTGCTCATCATACAATTTTGTAACTAACCCATATACCCATTCGCCATTCTGGTATTCCGTTCGATGATAACTTTCGTCACGGTTTATCGCTTTGCCTCTAAATAATATTTCTCTCATTACTGCTTCTCCTTAGTCTCTATATGTATCAATCAAAAACAATAATTTATCTACAGAACAATTAAACAAGTCAGCAAAAGCTTCCAAAATAATATTTTCCGCTTTCTCATCATTACGATGTCTGTCCAATAAATCGTTACACACTCCAATAGCGTCATCTACATCAAGACTTATTTCCTCTTTAAATTTATCATCATAGTTCATTACTTTCTCTCCTTAATTTCTTAATGTAATGTTATATAAACAAGTTCGAGTTATAATCTCTGTTTGCCGTAATCAAATCATTATTATATAATTAATGCCATCTAAATCCATCTGAACCTTACAGTCTTGTTTCTTAAACCAATTTGCAACTTCTGGTGAGATTGTTCTCCCTACACCTAATTGCACCAAATCGTGCCAAATATATGGTATAGTTTCATATTGTACTAAAGTTAATTTATTTTTTCTCATATCCACAGCATTATCAATTGATTTCCATTTTATAAAGATTGCTTCTGTTTTTTTATTGGTTCTATACTTTTTGCCGTCATACCATTTATATAAGATTTTTGCACCTCATTTATGAATATAACTATTAAACAATCTTAAAAGTAATTACTTACAAATACACTTTACGCAACTCCATATCTGATAATCCGATTGTTCCATCAAGAAGATTGTATAACATATTATATTGCTCATTCTCATTAGTAGCATTGTTTGAAACGAAATCAAGAATATTACTAATCAGTCGATAACTCTCACCAGTTATATTGAAGTTTTCTTCAATGTATAACAAAAACTCTGATTTATTCATTTATATTTCTCCTTAAAAGTGCCGTTTTAATCTTCTCTGAATATATATTCAAGTTCTTCATATCCAACCGGAATATCATCTTCAACGGATATTGTACACCAAGCCCAACCGCCAACTTGATCTTTATTGATGCCATAATAATCTCCACCACCTAAACCGTTGCCTACGGCTGTCAATAATGGCAATGGATGTAAAATCCAATCATTATTATTACATCTTGCTTTATACTTGTCACAATCGAGATATGCTCCTATCGTGTGATTAACAAGATACTTACCGTCAAGATACATTTCATCCTGATGTATGCTGTGTTTTTCAACCTCATCTCCCCAAGCAAACTCAAAGAGTATCGGATTGATTTCTTCTGCACATTCCGTTTCAGAATAATCACCTATCCACGCCACTTGACATGGATTTTTATATAACAATTTTGTAATTGAAGAAACGAATGGGTTATACCACCACGAATGCTCTGTCAATTTTGCCATTGTGTACTTGCCGTCAACTTCTCTGTTGTATGTGGTTATTGTATTCTTATTCTTAATTACAACATTATAATACTGTCCCATAATTAAACCTCCTGTACATCTACAATTGTTTCCAGCACTTTATACAATACTCTGTATCCTTCTGGATTATATGGATTTTTAGCTGTTGCCAATAATCCGAGCAAACCTTCTTTACAGCCATTTATAACTTCTGTTGTAGGATTATCATATGCTAAATTACATAGTGCTTCAGCTATTTCTTTAGGATAGAATTCTGTTAAATCCATAATTCAGCCTCCCTACATATTTTCTTTATAGTTGATACACCATGCTCTTGAACAAGATTCCAAAGCACATCTAACCCTTGTACATCTATATGCAAAATTTCTGTCGAATCCATAACACCTTGCAGCCAAGTTTGTGCTGTTTCATCTGCAATATTCATAAATTTTCCATATATCTTTTTGCCAGTATCGGATTCTAAAAGAACAGATAAATCTTTAAAGTAATGTGCGTCAAAAAACATAATTAAACCTCCTTATACCACCACGAAATACACAATATAATTCTTATAGAATTTTTCGTCAAAGTCATCATATATTTCTGTTTTCTGAATTAAGAAATGAATTCCATGTGTATTTGTGTAACTGAAATATTTTTTCGTTCCAGCCTGATTAAAGTCAAGGCGACTACCATCACTAAGCACAATATAATTACTATGTTCTTCTGTTACGGTTCTGCGTTTGATATTTTTGTTAATGGTTATAATTCGTTCCATGGTGCGTTCCATAGCGTTAATACATTTTCTATCATTATAGCGGAATAAGCTATCTACTAAAATGGTTTCATTATTTGACAGAGTTTCAATAAACTCCTTTTTAGTTATTTGAGTCATAGTTAAACCTCCTTCAGTTCTTCCTCTAACTCGGCAATGTTTTCTTTAATTTCTGCAATATCATTGATTAAAGAATTGTGGTCGTCTTTGTAAGATTCTATCCAAATTCTCTCACGCTCGATTTCTGAAACATCTTCACAATCGGTGTTGTAATCTTCATCTAAATCTTTTAAGTCATCTTCTAAATCAGCAAGCTCTGATTTAGCTTCTTCGATTTCAGATTCAATCTGCGATTCTGTTCGCAAACCCACCCACTCATAAACTGTTTCTGATTCAAACCACAACAAATCATTTAACGCTGTTTCATCAATTCCTTCAGGGTAGTTTTCTTCAAGAATACTTTCCAATTCCTCACACTTGCCTTCACGGCGTATTCTGTCAAGAGTATTAACTGCTCCGCTCCAAGCTTCAAATGTATTTAAGTCCAATTCACTATATATTCTCATTTTTTTTAACACTCCTCTTCGTGCCAATGTAATCCTCTTGCTTCGTAAAGAGGTATCCAGTGTGCTTCGTAAAAATTATATCCTGCTCCATCAATGCCGAAGAAATACCCGAACTCTTCTGAGTGAAAAATTCTGAAACCACATTCTGACATTAATTTAATACCGCCATAGTTTGACAACCATTCATCATCCAGACTATCGCCAAACGACCACATCGTTCCCCACATCGGCAATAAGTCATACCTTTCAACCTCAAAATCAGAAATACTTAAAATGATTTCTGTTCCATCATCAAGGTTAATTGTATAATCATTATTATCAATATCGACTACCTCTCCATATGTATCCGAATCAAAGCAATACACTCTATCGCATACACGAGGTGTTGTAACTTCCTGCCAGTCATCAATATCTATTGACATAAGTTTTTCAATAATACCTCTGTCAATAGCATTAAATTCTCTTACCCATTCATGAGCTGCATCTGATTTTGTGATTATCTTCCGTGACATTATAATTCCTCCTTAATATCAATGAGATGTTAGTTTTATTACCATTTAATGTTTCCGACTTTGATATAACTGTTTTTATACATCATTTCAGCAGTGTCAGATACCTTTATATCTTTCAAAGTGCAATGCTCGGACTCTACCTGCTCGAATTGCTCCCGCAAGCCCTCACCAAAAGCAATAGCATATCTTTTATTTACAACTTCCTTTTTGTCTCCCAGATATTTCGTCCGATGTCCTTTTGCGTGATACTTCACAACAAACATTTTGATTATTTCTCCTCGATAATTTCTAACCCCTGCTGGTAGTAATTGTCCTTTTTACTTACTATAAATTAGTTTGTCGGCTGTCTTGATAAATTCCGCCACAGCCTCTCCACCAATGAGATAATTTCCGCTTTTATTGTAAATATATTCTCTGAAGGCTTCCGTGCAAGCATTCACCCTCTGCCACTGATTTTTATTTTCCAAAAGCCATTGGATAATAGCTGTTTTCAATTCCTTTGTCATTTTATTTTCCCTCCAATACATAGCCCTGATGGCAATATCCTGTTACTTCCGATAGATAGTCTGATATTTCGTCCTCGTCTGTCATTCCTTCAGGTATATCAATTTCTGTCGGCAATTCTCCGTCATCATCATAATCAATACCCCATAATATGTTTGTTGCTTTTAACATTGTTTTACCTGCAATATTTTGACCTTTCTAACCGTTTCGCCGGTATCACTGCGTATTTTAATTATTTATAAAATTCTTCTTTTATATGTACTTTCTGCGTGTCTAAACTGACAGTAATATCAGGTTTGATTGTATTAAATATAAGTCCTTGCTCTTTGCAAAATTCATAACATTTGTTATAAATATAAACTTCATCAAGTTCGATTTCATCATTGGTTTCTGATTCATCGTAGTAGTCATTTAAAATTCTATCTGCCAACTTAGAAATCTGATTTATTGTAATAGAATCATCAAACTCAAAACTCATCTGGTCAAGCGTGCCACAATCATAATCCCATTTTTCAAAACAAATAATTTTACTCATTTACAACACCTCATTCTTTTGTTTGCACCAAAAGCAATAATCACCACAGTCATACACAAAACGAACAACATTACCTCTTTTGTGAGACACAATACCGTTGATGTCACATGGATATTCCCAAGTGTTGTAGTTATGGAACCTCTCTTGCATAATACAAGCAATTAGAGCTTGTTTTGCCGATAGTGCAAATGTGTGTTTGTTTACTTTACCATCGTTCAATATCTTGTAAACATCTGTCATATTCATTCCTCCGTATCTAATGAATCTTCATACTCATCAAGAACCTCAGATACCGCTCTTTCTACAACATAACATCTTACTATGCCATCTGCATATGCTGGTTGTCCTGTCAATGTCTGTTCAAAATCTAAACCAAACACATTCACTGCCTTGAATAGCAAATCAAAATTGTGACACAAATGTTCTTCGGCTGTCCAATTTTCAATGTCTGCGAACTTTTTATTTGCTTGCACTAACAAAGGATTCATATATTCAGTTAGTACCCCATTACTAATTATCTCTTCTTTCTCGTCTCTGCTTATATATTCCAGAATTTTTATATTATCTCTAATATAACTTCTGACATTTTCTTTAACTGCTTCGACATAATTGTATTTCTCCATAGATGTCTCCTTACAACAAAAACAGCGAAGATTTTTGTCTTCGCTGTTTTATTTCTTATTCATTTGTAAATGCTTCATTATACTGACGCATAAATTCAAGCTCCATCTGTCGAGTTTTGCTTGTTGCTCCTAATTGTGTATAATCTTTCGCAATAATATTGTTCTTGTATACGCCGAAAAAATTCATATTACAATAATCAGAATTTATATCAGTGTGATCGTAATTATAGCTATCTGCATAATAATACGCATAATCAGCAATCGCATGAACAATTTTACTATTTTTCTCCCAAGGCGAAGATTTAAGACTCACATTAATATAAATATCATTGTTTGTGACTTCCCAATGACAATTAGGAAATCTCTGAACCAGATGACTTCGTATTCTATTAGATATTAGTAAATTATTATGTATATGATATTTTTGATAATTGTCTGGTATACTATCAATTTTAGTTAAAGCAAACATATTTACTTAATTCCTCCTTAGATTTTGGCATTTCTAAATACAATTGTGACAGTAGCAAGACGCCTGCGGGAAGCTTGGTCTTTGGGATTGGTTGATGTAATTATAGCTTTGATATGGCTATTTTAGCAACAAATCGTGGATTCGTAAGCTCCTTTCAGTAGAGAATCTTGGGCTTGAGTACTCATTAACGCTAACTTGCTGGTCGCAAATTCAACCTGCCAGCATCTCCATCTGCTGCATCCTCGTTGGATGAGTCTTCTACTCCTAACCTTTCTAATACTTTACTTTAAGTAAAGCAGTCTTTCGACAATGCAAATGCCAAAGGGAGAGCACGCTCTCCCTTGTTTCAAATTCTTATATGTATTTACGATTTACAATCCAGCCTGTTCAGCTTTATATTCAGCAATCATATCTTGTGCTATTTTAATGGCGTGTTTTTCGTCTGGAGCGTAAATATATATCCTGCAAATTTTACCTTCTCTATTTTTCATGATTTCCTTTTCGTTGTAGTCACTTATTTCTGCTGTATTGCTAACAGGATTATACGCCCAACAATAGTTGTCTTTACCGTTTTCTCCATCTTCATATACTTCAATACAAGCTTTCCCCCAATTATCAGAGTAAGCTTCTTTGTATCGTTTTGCTTTTCCATAATCGGTTGTTACATTACAAATATGATAGTCTGAATAACTTCCTTTTGTAATAATATAAATTTTCATACTCTTCATCCCCTTTGGTTAATTACGCAATATCTGTTTTTACCTGCTCATTTTGCTGCTATAATGCAATTATTGAAGGATAAAAACGGAAATCACGGTTTTAGCTGTAAAACTATACTTTTATCCATTCATCATTCTTTAAAATCTTCCCTGTCTGTCCCTCATATGTATATGCATCACCTTTCCACATTCTTAAATCGTTATAGGCAGCATCAACTGTTGCCGCAAAATAATTCCAACTTTTATCCTTTTCATATACACCGTTGAACCTATTGCGGAACCCAAAAATTCTTTTTGCAAATCTTCCACAACTGCAAAATGAACCGTACTTATTAGAATGATGCTTCATAAAATTCAAAATATCATCTTCAGATACGGACTTGTCGAATTGTATCCAGAACATTGACTGATTGGTTTTATTATGTCCTTGACAAGACATTACTGTAGATAACCCGTTCTTATTAAAAAATTCCACGAGCGGAATTACTGCTTTGTCCAATCCTTTACTCAGCCACCCTTTTTCACTCATGCTGTATTACTCTCCAATATAAATCAAATTATCAATATATGCTCTATCAGTTCCTTTGAGTATAGGCATATGTTCATCAACATATCATTGAGAATGATCGTTCGTTTTTAAAACTCCTCTTTTATTTGCATTAGCAAAAACCTATAAATTACTTATGATATTTTTTACAAAGTTCATCTGGAAATTTTATCGTACCATCACCCCACACAAGATAGTCACACCAATTATCCTCCTGCTCATACATATTTGAATATTTATAGTTATCATTTGTAAAAATGTAAGACTTCTCAATATAATCCTTATCAAAGCCATCAAGTTTTACAATCATCTCGCCATTCTCGATATAGATTCTTTTAGCTAAACGCTCTAACCACTTTTCAAATTCTAAAAAAGTTTCTTCAAATACTCGGTCACGAAAATCGCCATAGACAACTATTAAATAAGCATACTGCTTGTCATAATCTCTCCCACAAGTTTCTCCTAAATTTGTCCAATTGCCAAATTCGTCATAAGTGTGTTCCGAGTAAGATTTAGCAGTAAAATCAGGCTGAACAATATTAATTCGCATATCCCTTTCACTACCTGTGACTTTCGGCAAATGAGCCAACACAGTTTCTAAGATATATTTACTCTCAATGTCTGTCCTACACATTGGTCGAACTTCAATCACACCTTGCAAATGAGTCCACATTGACATTTATCTTTCACCCTCTTGTGGAGACTTTTCTTCATTGTTATCATCACCATCTTTTACATATAAGTCGGTGTGGGCAAAAATAAGTGCCATTACAGTAGCTGCAAAACAACCACCGAATATCGCTCCAATAACAAAACATACAAACTGTAACATTATTCCACTCCTTCCTTAACAGTTCATTACCTTTGACGCCTCTGTAAAAATTTTTGAAAACCCTACTGTGCAAGTAACTGTAGCTCTTTCAAACTGACGGTCAATAAGTTTGTCGTAATCGGTAACAACACCGCCTGCCTGAACCATTTCAAGCGCACAGTTTTTGTCAAGACCGATAATCTTACCGCCCTCAAGTTCGGGAGTGTGAAAAAGGCGTGCACCAAGAGGTGTAAATATTCTGCCCGTAGCCTGAAAATCAAGACCTGCGTTTGAATCCTGAAGTTGAGAGAACGAAAGAATCTTCTGCATTTCGGGGGTTGACGCAAGAATTGTGTTGAGTTCATACGGGGTAAGCTCTGTCCAGAGTTTTAAAAGGTCTTCATGTGTAATCTTGCCGCCTGTTGCAACATTAAGTGTGCCGGCGGGATTTTCATTTCCGTCACCGTTCACAAGCACATCAATCGCATCTTTAAGCTGTGCTCTTGCAATATATGCGCCAATCTGATTGAGTGT